ACCGTTATTATATGTTGATGTTACATTTTGCCATGTAATGCTTCCGCTTAATGCTGTACCTGTTACAGATGCTCCTGTAACACCACCTGATCCATTAACTGTTGTAATTAATATTACGGCATCGTTTGCTGTTGTTAGGCCACCTAAGTTTGTACCTAGGATTTTAATTGTGTCACCTTGTTTGTAACCTGAACCTGCTTGATTGATACCGTCAACTGTGTAAGTTGAACCACTTCTACTAATATTAAATTGTGCATTTAAACCTGCTGGTGCTGTAATCGATCCTGAAACACCAGTATATGTTTCTGTATTCTTAGCAATACTTGATGTAAATTGCCCACTCATTGATACTGTTGATCCTACTATGCTGTTAACAAATATAGCATCACCTGCCCCATTGTTTGCCGCAAGTCCTGGAACAATACCTGTTGTTGAACTAACTGTAAACTGTGTGTTACCATTACTGATATCAGCAGTTAAGTTCATTGATAACGGTGTACCACCCGGTGTATTAGCAACAGCCGATACTTGTGTACCTACTGTAAATGCCGATGGATAATTTATTGGAGCACCAATTTCTGGAACGTCTCCAGTTGTTGCAATTCTATTTTCACTCTGTTGTGCCGCCAAAGTTAAGTTCATTGTACCATTAGTACCATTACTGAATACATCAAATTGTGGCTGACCTAAACTGGCACCTGTATAAAAAGCACCTTGTCTAAGTTGCGTGTATGTTGTTGAAAGAACTTGTCCGTCGGAAGTACCAACTTTTGATTTTGCATAAAAAGTAAACGTTGTAGCTGTAGGTACTGTATTAATAATAAATGAACCTTCTGCTCTTGCGGCACCAACTACAGCATCTTCCAATGCCTTGATTGTTATAGGTGTACCTGCAATAAATCCATGTCCACCTATTGTTGTTACTGTAATTAAACTTGCACCAATTCCTGCTGAACCTGTTGAAGCATCTGTTGTAACTGTTGCTACCTGTGTATCAGTTCCTGGCAATTCGTATACACTTGGATATCCACGCATCATTCCAATAGCTGACCATTTAGTTGGCTGTAAACCGTATTCAAAGTCAGCATCAAGCATACTTAATGGTGGAGCAATACGCATACGTTCAATTGCATCTGTACCAAAACGATATGGTCTAGTTGTCTGTTCTTCGTTATCTACAAATATCTGTATTTCATCTGTAGCATCTTGTGTACTTGTATTGTAAACTAAATCTACTATGGTAATAGCATCTGTTGTCTGTAAGTATTTTGGAAAGTCATCATCTGCATTTTCGTTAGCATTTACTGAGTCATATTTTACAACATAACCACCACTGTCTCTTGGTGTAACATCATCTACTCTGATTACCTTACCACCTTTAGTAGCATCTGTGAAGTTAAAAATAACTTCTGACTTGGTTGCGTTTGTTATAATTAATAAATCACTTGCATCATAGTTTCCTGCAAATCTAATATGTCCTAAACCTTTTCTTTCGAACGTAGGTAAAGCACTCAATCCGTTAGTAATAACATTTATTACTATTGCAGATAGTGTTTGTATTCTAGTACCAGATTGTGGTTCTGCTGTATAACTTGTGTTAGTTGTTTGAGCGTAAGTAGTTTGATATGGCGTTGTTTGTGCAGAGTTGGCGAACACATGATTGTTAATCAAATCTCTTGTAAATTCTTTTGCTTTAATTTCAGGTACTCTTGATCCATCAATTTGTGCAACTTCTCTTTCCCAATATGTATTTGCAATTCTGTAAGTTTCTTGGTTTCCACCATATTGGATATCATGTAACCAAGCATCTACGTTATATCCAGTATCTCGTCTACATTTGTCATCACTGTAAGTATAGCCTTCAAATCCTGTGGCATTGTCTGCCACTTGTCTTGCAATCCAGGCCGATACTTCATACTGAATAAAAGTTTTGTTTGCGTTTAGTAACCATTTTGCATTTGGATAAACTGCATCATTTAATCCTATTCCAGGATAAAAAGTATAATTTTGTATTTTTTTCTTTGCCATTGTTTATGCTCCAAATGCCACTGCTAGTGCTGTTGCTGTTGCATCAACATATCCTTTTCTAGCGGCATGTGTGCCTGCTGTAGGATCTCTCTGCATTAATAGGTTGTCAATCACTGTTAAATCTCCGTTAAGATTTGAACCACTTACATTCAAATTACTTGCTGTACTGTCAGGTGCTGTTGTCATATCAATGTTGTATGCTTTCACCTGTACAGGTGTATGGTAACCTATGTCAACATTGTCAATCGTGCCAGGTATTCCTATGTTGTTGATTACTATTCTTGAATTAATTACTGATAGAATTGTGTTATTGCCGCTGTCATTTACTTTGAAAACTCCACCATTCACAGCTAAACTATCAAATGAGTTTGATACTGTTGTGCCAGTATCATCACTTGTCTGGTCCTCAGGTGCGGCCTGCACAAATGATTTACCATTAAGTAAAATTGATTTAACGTCTAATGTCTCCGCTGTAATTTTTCCAGCTGTGTCTACAGTATATTTTGGACTTTCAAATCCAAACTGTGCTTGAAACTTATCGTTAATTACTGTGCCTGCCATTTTGTTTCCTTATATTATATTGCACTCATAGATTTGACAACAATCGTACCTTGCATCGCACTATGACTTGAACATCTGTACTGATAGTTACCTGAAATATTTGCTGGCACTTTCCAATATAGTGTTCCGCTTGTTTTACCTTGTGCTGATGAACCTGTTGATTGTGCTCCTGTAGTTTCAACATGCACTAGTCCGTTGTCGTAGTTTGTGCCGCCACTTGTTTGAATTACAAATGGATGGCTTCCTAAACCTGACAATTTAAATGCAAGAGTTGCCCCTGCTAAAGCGTAAATTGTAGGATCTTCAGTATTTCCATATTGATCAAACTTATATCCGTTAAAAGAATCTGCTGTCACTATTAAAGTTGTGATTGCAGGATAAGCCATTTCGTCAACAGTTTGTTGATGATCAACCCAACTGCTTCCGTTGTAAACCAATACATTACCAGCTATTGCTCCTGTGGTGTCGGTGTCAGTTAATGTTGCTAAAGTATTCGTACCTGAGTAGTTAATAGTAACTGTATCACCTGCAACTGCTGTTGAAATATTTGTACCACCTGCTATTGTAAGTGTATCTGTTTTTGAATCAGCAACTGCTGTACCAGAGTCAGATGCAACATTTGTAAATGCGTTTTGGTTTTCTTCTCCTGAGTTTGGAGAACCTGTATAAGCAATAGTAACCGTATCACCTGATACAGAAGTTGCAATGTTGGCTCCACCTGCAACTGTTAATGTATCAGTTGTAGAGTTCGCTGTGGTTGTTCCTGTATCACCATCTACTGTATTAAAGACATTTTGATTACCACCAGTACTCACTGTTGTAAATTCAAAAGTACCATTACCGTTTGTTTTTAAAACTTGTCCACTTGTACCGTCTGAAATATTTAAATTTAAAAGTGTTGATGGTATAGTAGGTTTGCTATTTAAATTATTATAGTTAAGGTAGTACGAACCATCTTGGCCATCTAATGTATCAGCGTCAGTTCCGCCACCGCCTGATGTTGCGTCAGTTCCTGGTGCCCATTTACCACCGTCCCATTTTAAAACATTTCCTGTTTGTGGTGCAGTACTTGTTGTATCAACATCTGATAAAGAATTTATGTTTCCTACGTATGCAACACTTTTTAAAGGATCAGTGTAGTTTGTGATGGCTCCACCACTTGCATCCATTAACATTTTGTGCCATGCACCTGCGTGTGCTACATGTATAGTTCCTGTTTCGTGATTGTGTAAAATTGCACCATGATATGTTGTTGGTGAAATAGCGTTCAACAAGTTTGTTGTTGCTACGTGAAACGAAATTTTATTTCTTTTTGTGTTATCATTTGGAACATCTAATTCCAAATTTGAATTGACGATATCTTTTAAAGTTGTGCCATCGCCTAAGCTATTATAAAGTTCATCGGAGTTTGAATTGATCTTGGTTGCTCCACCTCTCAGTGTATCACCAGTACCGTCGTTTGCCGCTGAACCTATGTTTAATACTGATTTTGCCATCTCTTAACCCTTATCAAATGTTAGTGTTGTATTGTCCATTGTACTTGTTAAACTATCAAAAGTATTTATTCCACTTGACTCTTCTGTAGACGTATCTGCGACAATAGCCGGCGGAACAAGTTGATTTATAGTTTTTGCGTAAGTACCATGGAATATTAATTTAGCGCCTGCGTATCCACTATTAGGCGTCACGTTTATGTAACATAAACCAGCATCTACTGTAACTGATAGAGTAATTAGTTCTTGATTTATGCTTGATCTTCCAAATATTGTAGCAACAGCTCTGTCTGGTCTTGCAACTACAGAAAGTTGCAATATTTCTTTTTCATTAGATCCAAATTCAACTGTGATCTGGTAGATAACACTACTAAAATCACCAACATGCCATTTGTCCATCACTGTGCTAGGATATACTCCTATCCAGTTGCCCTTGAAACTAAAACTACTTCTGTTTGATAGCTCTATGGTGTTGTTTTGACCTTTAGATAATAAATTATTCAGCTGTTTATTCATTATACATGCTCCATATTGTATTTATCTTTATAAACAGATATGTAGAACTATAATAAATTATGACAGATCCACTAAACTATGGGCAAACTTATTGAGATTATCAAAGACGTCAGTGCGTTTTTTAAGGTCTTTATTAGCGAAAGTATTAAGTTTTTTTATAGTTTCTTCACCATATCCTGTGCGTACAAGCACTGGTTTTGCCTTTGCCTTGACAGCCGCTTTAAGATCTGATATTTTATCGCCAACATATAATCCATTAGTCCAGTCAACACCTACCTCGGCTGATGCTCTTTTAAACATACCTGTATTAGGTTTTCTATAAGGATCATCCTTAAAAGGTGTAGTTGAGTAATACAATCCATTAATGCTGTGACAACCTATTTCTCCTAGTAAAGTCAACATATGGTTATGCACAATATCGACATCAACTGCATCCATAATACCCTTTTGAATCCCTGCTTGGTTAGTCAAAATTACAACATCATATCCCTTATCTCTAATCATTTTTACAGCTTCTAAACTACCTTCAATGGGTTGGAATTGTTCTGGTTTAGTGACATATCCACCAACATCTACATTAATAGTTCCGTCTCTATCTAATCCTATTACAGGTGTTGACATTATGGTCTCCATCTATCATCTGACCAACCACATTTATCTTTGTTGAACCAGTCAAGTTCGTAAAGTCGTATGGTGTCTTTATTTAATTTTTCTTTCCATTCTTCAACAAAATCTATAGTTTGATCATTTAATTGTTCTACATGTTCGTCTACAAATTTTGCGGCTTCGTGTGTTAAGGGATGAACTTCTGGAGTAATTAAATGTTTCAGTTTTTCATCTGCACTTGGAATGCTAGTTGGTCTGCTTTTAAAAAATTCATCATCTGAACCAAAATTCAAAGCATTTAGTATTGGTGGTGTCGATAATTTTAGTTCATCTTTGTATTGTTCCAACACAGCTCTTACATCTGCTAATTCTAAAAACTGTCTGTCAGTAAATTCAGTAGAAAGTTCAGTCCAACCTTCTTGCCAATCTCTAAATCCTGTAGTAATAACTTCACAACCTAAAGTTTCTAACGCTTTTGTTGTGCTAGTTATCAAAGCACAATCTCTCATGACTGCGTGTATAGGATCTTTGAAAACCTTCTCGTCTTGAAAATTAAAATTACCAGGTGTCCACCAACCCTTGCCTATATTATATCTATCTTCTCTGAACATACTTGTCCATTGTAATAATATGATATCAGATTCATTAAATTTATGTACTGTGTTGGCTTCCCATAATCTTGTGCTAATAAATTGATTACCTGCACCACTCCTTGCCCAGTTCTCTCCATAGTATCCATTATTTTTATGTTGAAAGATTAATATGTCAGCCCAAGTAGGAAAAAAATATTGGGATAAACTGCAACCAAATGCAAAAATCCTCACACCAGCCTCCGCAATAAATCTAACATCATTTTATGCGGTATGGCCTTTACTGTATCAAACGTTTCTTTTTCTTGAATGATATTTTCTACATATTGTTTTGCATCTATGTGTAGATCGTTATATTGTTTTTGTAAACTTGTTCTATCAAAGATATCCATGCCATGTAAAACTAAGGAATGATTGAATTCGTTAAACAAAGTTTTATTTGCAAAATCGTCTGACACTGGTAGCCTGTGTTTCCACATTGCTAAATTATTTTTTAAACTTTCTGGAAGTTCTATTTCTGCAACGTCTTGCCAAAATTTAGTATCACGTCTAGGGCTTATGTAGTGCAATATTATAAAGTCTCTTATGTTTTCCATTATCGCATCAATCTCTTTGTTATACAATTCTATTGTTGCTTGGTTGTAATTAGAAAGTCTTTGAGCTAATAAGAATGATTGGTTAATGCTTGTACCTATTGAACTTGCCTCCAAAGGTTCTACAAAATTAGCACTAAGACCAATAGCACAACAATTTGCAATCCAAGGTTTGTCTATTGCTCCTGGATCAAATTGTATATTTTTTGCAACTTCTATTTCATGACCTAAGTATTTTTCTACTTCTTCCTTGGCTTGATCAGCGTTTATGTAATCGCTATCATAGATGTATCCGTTACCTTTTCTACCCCATACAGGAATTCTAAACATCCAACCACAGTCCATTGCTCGTGCTAGTGTCCAAATTGGTATTTCATCTTCTTCTGGTGTAGGAAATACTATAGCTTCCTTCATCTTTAACCATTGCCTATAGCTTTTCCATTTGGCTCCTAGTTTACTAATTAAAAGTCTTTTGAATCCTGTACAATCAATGTAAAAGTCATAGTGGTAATCCTGCTTTTGACCTTTTAAATATTTTATTTCCGTTGACCAAATTGGTTCTACATCATCATCAATTATCTCACAACCCATTTCTTTAGACTTTTTTGTCAAATAATCATTTAGCTTACTTGTATTAAAGTGATATTGAGACACACCAGTTTCATTTGGTCTCTCTTCAATAAATTTCATAAAAGGTGTTTTGTTATCCCATAGGTAATCGCCAGTAAGTTTTCTTGGATCAACATTTTCACTCATCAGTTTTGAATATACAATAGGAAAACCGTTTCTATCTGCAGAATAATGCGAATGAACATTTTGTAAGTAATCTCTCCCACCCCAATCCTTAAACATGATACCTGTTTTAAATGTTGCATCACATTCTCTAATCATTTCTCCTGCCTGTATACCAACAAAATCCATAAATCGTGACCAATGCTCTGTAGATCCTTCTCCAACACCAATGGTTGGTATATTAGAACTTTTTATTATGTCAACTGTGTATGTCGGAAAGGATGCCTTCAGCGTTAATGCTGATACAAATCCTGCTGTGCCTCCACCTACAACGCAAATTTTCACTTAATTACTCCATAGTCAGGAAATGTAAAGCCTTGACCAAAGCCGATAATACAATATGTGTTATATGGATCGCCATGACGTTCTACAATAGTAAATGTTTTAGTGTCAAGATTCACATAAACAGCTAATGGTAATATAGCTGGTGTGTTTGATAATCCATTTGCTTCATCAGGGTCTCTAGGTTTTATAATTATGTCACCTGTAAATAATAGTTGTTCATCTTTTTCACCCATAAGTCCAAAAACTTCAAATTCGTCACCACACATCACAGGTTTTTCTTGCCATTCGCCTGCACTAGCTCTTGTATCTGTGATTACAGCTACCGTTGTAAATAAAACTAATACTGCTATTAGTAATCTCATTGTAATCTCCTATTCATCAAAAGTATACCAACCAGATACAATATATTTTATGCCTTTGTATATTGGATTTCCCCTATGAGGGTGCGTATAGTACGCTGGAAATATTGCTAATTTACCTGGTTCAGGTTTTATTTTTACACCTTGGTACAAAAATTCTGTCTCTCCGCCTTCTTCAACTGTATTAAGGTATAAAGTATATGCCATTAACCTTGAAGATGTGCATAAATCTGCATTCTCACAATGCCAAGCATGGTATCCTTGGTGTGGTCTTGTTTTTTGAATGCTCATTCCTTTGGGAGAGTGTTGCACAACTGCTCCTAAGCTATCATATTTTTTTCTATACTTCTCTTCGTATGTCGTCATTACAGTTTGATAAAAAAACTTACACAAGTCTGCATCAACATGAAACATGTTGTTATGATTTGCCATGTCCATAAAGATTCTTTCATCTTGATTCTTAAAACCAGTTTGATGTTCAGTTAACTGCATACTTGCACGTTGTTCAAAAGTTTCTATAAGTTTTTTGCAATAGTCTAAAGGAAAGCAATGCTTATATTCTTCTATTCCATTAAAATCATTTTCCATAATGTCTCCTATATAAAAAATTGTTGGTTGAGTCTATAATTGTCCTCAACAAACATACCCTCTTTTACGTATGCAGTATGCAATACTTCTTGTTTATACAATACCATTCTGTTAAACTTCATAGGTGCCATACCGATCTTTCTCCAATCATGAATATCATCATTGATATATTTAAGAATTGGCATTTTTCCCTCTACATCATATGTTCCTTTAGGCATAGTATCGTCATACTTGGTTTTTCCACCAAAGGTATAGAAGCTAGTTCCGCCGTTTGACTCGTTAGGATCGTTTAGATATATCGTACTTGCAAAATTAAGTCCTGATGGACTGTCCATGTGTGGTCCAATGGGTGGCAATGTCTTAGTTTGCATTACATTTACCATGAATGTTGCATTTGTAAAACTTTGTTCAAGATAGTTTAAAGGAAGTTGGCTGGCTTCTTCGTGAAAGTGTGTTCTTATTAATTGATCAAACACCCAAGCCATAGGAGAAAGATCATAAAATGCATTTATTCTTAATGCTGGATTACCCCCGCGTATTCTTTTATTTTGTGATGCAGGAATATCTAATGCTAGTTGTCTGACCATTGCAGGATTTTTATAAAAGTCATCAACAATAACAACTTTTACCCATTTATCTTTATTTTTCTCGTTGCCAGGTTTGAATGTTTCAACGAATGTTGAATACCCTGGGTTTATTTCAAATGCTTCATATTCATCTATGCTATTTTTCTTCATTTTCTTTTAACTCCAGAATAAAATTTGCACTAATTGTAGCTCTATGGTTGTTTGTTTTGTTTCCTGTGACATAATGTTCTAATGTACTTGGAAAAAATATGATATCACCTTCATCTAATGGAGGTGTTATTCTGTTATTGTATTGAAATGGTTTGCTTGATAATACCGGTAAGCCGCTCGCATGTAAGTCATCATATGTGTTTTTATAAAACACAAAATTTCCACTATCTTTTGGAGTGTTCATCATGTATGCACAACTGAAAACACTACGGCCGGCATGATTATGAACTTCTTGGTAACAATCTTTCTTATATCTATTGAGCCAACACTCAACTCCGTATCTTAGTGGTGCATCTATATTGAAATGTGTAATGTATTTGTTAAGAACTATGATTGCATTCTTGATAAATTCATTGAATGGTAATTGATTGGCTTCGGGGTTGCCGAATGTAGTATCTACATTGCTATACCAAGATGAAACATTTTCAAAATACTCATCTTTTTTGATTATATCTTCAAAATCCTTCTGTACTTTTTCGTGTTCAGGTAATTTAGTTTTATAAACAGGTATAGCATATAGATTTTGTAACATTAATTCTTCATTTCTATTAATTTACCATACTCGGGTAGATAACAGTACTCCATTTCACTATTGTACAAAGTTCTTATCGCATCATCTAGTGTTTCAACCAATGGTTCACCTGCAAGATTAAAACTTGTATTGAAAATAATTGGTATGTTTGTTTTTTTATAAAATTCTTCGATCAGATCATAGTAATTTTTGTTTTGTTCTCTGGTTACAGTTTGTATTCTACAAGTTCCGTCTATATGAATTATACTAGGAATCTTTTCTGCTACTCCTTCTTGGCAATCCATTGCATACATCATATGGGGTGACTGCTCCATATCCTTCATATCAAACCAGTCATGAGCATGTTCAAGCAAGATTGAACCAGCGAACGGCCTAAAGTATTCTCTTCTTTTAACTTTATTGACAAAATCCTTACCATCTTCGTGTGTAGGATCAAATAAAATACTTCTGTTACCTAATGCTCTTGGACCGTTTTCTGATCTTCCTTGAAATATAGTTACAATATTCTTTGTTGTTAATAAATCTACAACACTCTTATTATCTGCATCAACAACATTTGCTCCATACTTTTCTGCAATGGCTGATATGTCATTTAATGAATAATGATATTCAAAACCTTCGTATATTGTTTCTGCGTAAGGTCTTACTTTTCGATCTTTTGTAGTTTGATGATATTGTAACATAGCCGCACCTATTGCCGTACCTGCATCGTTACTTACTGGTTCTACGTAAAGTTTTATATCTTCTTTGTTAAGTGCATCAAGGAAAAAATAGTTTGCTACACAATTAAGAGCATATCCTCCGCTCAAAACTACATTTTTATTGCCAGTCATTTCAACTGCTTTGAAAATCAACCTCAAAACTTCTTCTTGTGATTCTTTTTGAACAGCGTATGCAAGATTTCTTCTATTTTCTAGCGTAGTCATGTCTACTCTGCTATGATGTTGGTCTTCTGTTGTCTCTAGATATGAATATTTTGACTCATTTACTAGGGCGGCATTAGGATACGTAGGAATGATAAAGTTTTTATCAGCAGATCTCCATTTTCCGCCGCCACCGTCTGTATAAATTGGTGGAAATTTATCACAAGGTTTACCATATGGGCTTAACCCCATGGTTTTTCCAGCTTCAATTGGTTGAAATCCGCAATATTGTGTAACTGCCTCATACGCTTTGACTATTCCAGCTGTATCATCCAATACAAGTTCATGATATCCTTCTTCACGCTCTCTATCTGAAGGTATTTGATCAATCTTTGTACCTGGGTATGGACCATTACCACCTTGGTGTTTATATAATGTCTTAAAATCATCTGGATAGTTACATGAAAAAATGCTTTCACATTCCCAAGTCATAGTTTCATCTTGGAACCTACCTGTATTAATATTCATAGGAATGAATGTTCCTGCACCGTCGACCACCAAAGCTGTAGCTGAATCAAATCCCGATCTATAAAAAGCACAAGCGGCATGTAGCTTATGGTGTATATCACTCATGTCTATTACCTGCCTGTGTTCAAATTCACTCGCGTATGCTGAGTCTGACCTATCAATGAGGCCAAGTTTCCTTGCTAGACCAGTGTACATATCGCCGCCACTAAAGTCAATTCTGCTAGAATCGGCCAAAGGTTGTGTATGAGCTACCACTAGATAATCTAATTTGTCCGTATAATCAAGGAATTTAGTCATTGCGGCTAACGGTCCTCCGTCATATTTCTTTCTAGTTAGACGTTCTTCTTCAATTGCAAAAACTATTTCACCATCTTTCAATAAAACTGCTCCACCATTGTGGCCTCTTGTAATTGCACCAATCCATTGTGTCATAGATTTATTCTCCTAATTAATTTACCTCATAACTGAAATCACAAACAAATACCCTACGGTTGTTTAGTGTAGGATATGTTCCGTGAAATACTCGTCCGTCCATAATAACAACACCACCCGGTGTTGGTCTTACACGAACATGATTAATTTCATGCTCAAACGGCTGTAGTGTTACCAATGATCCTGCTAACGGATATTGTTCTGATACCATTACATCATCTAAAAACATTACAACTGATAACTGTCTGCCTGGCTGATGACAATGCATACCACTATAAGAACCTGGCGGATATTTTAATCCCCATGCTTTTAAACATTTACCCATAGTAATTGGTAATTCACTTTCAATTAAACATTTTTTAATAAATTTTTGAAAGTCTAATTCAGGATCAACTGCTTCTGGATATTCCATTTCACCCTGTGTGTAAAATACATAATCCATAAGTTTATCTTTTTTAGTATCATATATTTTATCGTCAAATAACTTTAGAAACTTCTCCCATCCAGGATAAAAGTTTTCTGTAATAACCCAAGTCTCTAATTTGTCAGAGCCTTTCACTCGTGTAGGTTCACTGAACCCGCCAGTGTTAACATGGTATTGATATGATTCTTCTAACTCATTTAATACATTACGTTCTTGTTGTGGATTTAGTTTCACTTTCCTGTCCTTCCTAAAATCTGTGCAGGTTGTTTTGCGTGTGTTACTCCTGCATCATTTTTGTGGACAACCCCATGCGTCGGGCAGACTTCTCCTTGTTGCTCTTGTGGTTTATACGTTCCTTGATAACTCCTAGGCTTACCAAGACGTTTACGCACACTTGATACAATTTTTTTAAAACTTTCATCATTTAACTCCATAACTTCATCGTTATATCTTTCAATTTCATCTTCCATTGTTAATCTAATAGGACTAAATTTCCTTTTACCTTCACCTAGGTCAATTATATCAAAGTCTGGAGAATTAGGATAAGAAATATTAATAGGATATGTACTACCAATTACACTGGTACACGTAGTTCCAAGTGCTTTTGCCATGTGTTGACCCAAACTATCACAACCTAAAAAGTGATCTGCAATTTGTATTACACTTGACCAAACTCTTACATCAGGTACTTGTGGTACTGCTACTGGCACTTTGGAATTTTCTTCTATGGTTATTGGAAATTCAGACATGATTATAATTGCATAATCATCTCTTAAGTCTTTACAAATCCTAATCACATCATTTAAATGAAAACTTCTTGAGGAACCATCTATAATAAAGTCGCCCATATTTTCCGCTGTCCTACCAAATGGCTGGAAAACCAAGACTTTATCTTTACCTGTCACTGATTTAATTTCTTCTACCATTTTGTATCCTTGAACAAGTTCATGCTTATTCATATATATTTTAGGATCTGGTACTTCACGTAGTCCTTCATTATTAATTGCAATATCAAATGCTTGAGCTAGACTACATTTTTGATTGTAGTATTCCCAAACTCTATAAGGTTCAGGAGTAATACAGTCTCTATCTTTAATGTAGTCCTTAAATAAATTTTTGTGCCAATGATCGTATGCTAGTTCATGTAATTGAGGATGGCCTTTATAAAATTCCATACCTCCTTCACAAACAATTATAAAATCTTTGTCTTTTTCATATAACTTTTCAAAAGCAGGAATACTAGCTACTGTTCTACCTGCACCACCGTTCATAAAATATGCTTTTTTTCTTGACACAATATTGCTCCTAATATGCAAATATTTATGGAGTAGTAGTCAAGGTGATAGGTAATACTGGCTTTTTAAAATGTAATGAAAATTATTTCTTGCCTGCGGCTTTTTGTGCGGCGACAGCCACATCAACAGCAAATGCACCATCTCTATATGGATCATTTGGATCTGATGCTTCATCAGGCTCTCTCATGTCCTTAGGCATAACAGGAAACATCTGTACTGCTTGCCAAGGTTCATAGCCCTTTGCTTCCATAACAGCTGGTAAATCTCTTAATCTTTGTCTGTATTCTTTCCACGCTGTTTGTATTGATTCAGGAGCATCTGTCATTCCAACTTTTGCATCTGTTTCGTGCAACGCGGCATCTCTAGTATCTCTAACCTGTGCCCAAGTTAATGATAAATCAGAACCGGTAGCTGTCCAATCATGAATACCAATAACAAACTCGCCCTTTTCGAAATCATAGGTGACATTTTGATCATCATATACGTCACGTGGTTCAAGTTCATCTGTGTATTCTACGTCCATATAACCATCTGGAGCGTCCCATAAAATTTTCCATTCACGACCTCTACGGAATTCTACCATATCTTCTCGTCCGTCGTCATTGCCAATTTCACAGAGCAATGGATTTTCTTTACAATCTACAGTAATTCTAGTGACATCAGCACCTGCTGGTCTTTCTAGATCACGTTTTTCCCACATGCACCATCCAGTTTCTGTTCCATAATCTTCACTGCTTTTATCACTGTTGATTTCAAAAGTTAGGAACTCAGGACCTTTGTATGTGAAAGTTCCAGTTCTACCCTGAGTAAAACTATTTTTTCTCCATTCATCCCAAATTGGATACTGAAATGTTTTTTCTATTTTTCTCATTGCTTATATGCTCCTATAAGTATTTATCATCTTTACATGAAAGTTATTCTTACAACACCAGAACCACCCTGTCCTGATCCACCACCGCAACATTTAGCCCAGTTTCCGCAGTATGAACTTACACCTGATTGTCCGCCACCAGCTGGCCAATCAATGTGGCATCCACATGAACACCATGCAACGTTGGTTACACCCACCTGCATTCTACCAAATTGTGGTGCAGATCCTGTTCCTGAATATGTATACCAACAGTGACATCCGCCATGTCCTGGTTCCCATCCTGATGATCCCATCATTCCGAAATCTGCTCCAAATATTCCACAAATATTACAGTTTGAACATGAATGTGAGTGTCTTGGACCCCAAGCATCACCATTACACATCCAACCCGAACAACCACCTGTTGTACAGAAGTTGCTTAGATTGTGTCCGTTAACATAACTTTTACAACCCATGCCAGGTACGCAACCATGTGATTTACCACAAGGCCATGAACCTCCTGCACAAACTGAATATTTACAGTTTGGCGAGGTAGAAATTGTTTTAGATGCATAGTTACCACCACCACCTCCTGTAGTAAATGAACAACAGTTACAGCAAGTCATTCCTGCTCCACCGCCGCCACCTGACCAAATTTCAAATTGAACAGTTGATACACCAGTTGGTACACACCAATAACAACATTTACCATTTGCTTGTTCACAACAACCAGATTGTCTTGCACACATATGACATCTAAAACCTCTTTCGTTATAGATCCATTGTACACCCATACTGTGACCAGCACCTGGTGCCAAATCATCAGCAGTAAGAGAACCGTCTACTATCGAATCTGTTGCTACTTTTTTATAACTTGCGTATGTTGCCATTCTATTTCCCTATGCGTATGTTATCTTTACTATTCCAGAACCGCCCATATTGCCGCCTGCACAACAACTTGCCCAGTTTCCACAATAAGAACTTGTTCCTGTCATTCCACCACCAGATGGCCAGTTGGTATAACATGCACAACCACACCATGCTTCTGCGTGTGCGTGTACACCCATTTTACCTACAAACGGTGCAACACCAGTTTGCATCCAGTCTGCTGATTTACATTGACATCCTCCATGACCACCTGAAACTCCAGTTGATCCCATTATTCCAAAATCTGCTCCAAATATTCCACAAATTAAACAGTTAGCACAGGTCTGTGTATGTCTTGGTCCCCATGCATCTCCGTTACACATCCAACCCGAGCAACCACCAGTTACACAGAAGTTAGATAAGTTGTGTCCATTTACGTAAGAACGACATCCCATACTAGCTCCACAAGTATGTGATTTACTGCAAGGCCATGTTCCGCCAGCACATATGGTATATGCACAACCGGCTGATGTAGTGATAGTTTTTACACCGTAGTTTCCACCTGATCCACCTGCTGAGTGTTTACAACAGTTACAGCATGTTCCGCCTGCTCCTGCACCACCACCTGACCAAATTTCAAACGTAACTTTATTAACATTCGATGGTACAGTCC